AGGCACCTTGTCTGCGTCCTTCACGTACTTTGCAGCCCGCTCATCCGATACATCGACAAAGTACGGATGGTAGTTGTTCGCTTTGTCCTTGTACGTCTGGGTAAGTAACTTCTCGCCCATGCCGTCATCTACCGTGATTACCTCACCACGAGTGATTGGGGTTACCCGTAACGGGACAAATACGTAGTTGTTACCTGCGATCATTACCAGCTTCATCGGTCTCACCTTTTACCTTAGTTGGGATTACGAACTTTTAGGGAACAGCAGAACCAGTAGGCTGTCTCCGGTCGTATCCGTAGTTACTTGGATGGTGTCTGCTGCTGTGACAGAAGCCACAAGGGCCTCATCAGCAGTGGACAAGTTTGCGCAGACAACAGCGTCACCGACTTTGGCACCAGTTACGGTGATGTTGGTGGTTGCGCCTGCGCCCGCAGCCGTGACCGCGATAACGCCTTGGATCTGGCGGAGTGCGTGTCCGGTGTGTGAGCTTTCTTCGAATGGCATGATTCTCTCCTGTGTCAGAGTTCAGTACGTGGGGGCCGAAGCCCCCAATCAACTTAGATGTTGACGTACTTCACGGTGGCCAGCTCGTCGTCCAACAGGATATCAACACGAGCGGTCAGCACGATGATGATCTGACGTGAACGGATGTCTTTGTCAGTCTCAATCATCACATTACGCTGAATGCCGAAGATGATGTTCTGGGGCAGCGTGAAGAAGCCAGTCGAAGCAGGCAACAGGGCCAGCGAGTCGGTCGGTACACCGTAGGCCACCAGCTCACCGCTGTTGGTCAATGCCGAGTCACCATAACCGGTTGCACGCTTTGCGACGTTCGCACGGTAGTTGATGTTTTCAGCGACGGTGATGTACTGCTTGAGCTGTTGCAGGTTACGCAGATACTTCTGCGGCATGGCCAGCATGCCCGCCTGGAACAGGTCAGGAGAGATACCCGCACTCAGGTTGTCCACCACGTTGGTGGTCATCTGCGTCAGGATACCGTCTGCGAGGGCCAGATAGGCATCGCCAGAACCGGTGTCGGCGTTGATCGCCCAATCTTCCAGGTCGATGGCCGCACGCTCAGCGATGAGGCGCATCAGATGCTCCTCAAAGTTGCCCTTCTCGATGTTGTCTTCCAGAACTTCGTAAGGAATGTGGACTTCTGCCATCACTTCCTTGGAGTTCAGTTCGATCTGGGCAGTCGTCGGAGACGAACGGTCGGCAGCGGCGAGGTAACGATCATTGGTACCGTCGTCAGCTGCGAACGGGGCTGTGCCTTGCGGCGCGGCCTTCATGATGCGCGACCCGAAGCCCAAGCGGTTGATCTTCTTGGTCGGGGCGTTCATACGCTCCATACGGACTTGGTTCAGCAGCGTCGGCTGTTCCTGAATCAGGTCAATAAACTTGTTGGCCTGTTCCGGGTTCAGAAGACCGCCCGTGCTGAGGTTACCCAGCGCGAAGTCAGTACGTTTGGCGAGTTCTGCGTTACTCATTGGCATTGGAAATTCCTCCAGGGATGCTCTTTAAGGGTTGAAATTACAGGTTGAAGGGCTGTGAACCGAACAGACCAGTGAACGGGCTTTCGTCCGCACGCTTGGCTTGCTCCGTGGTAGCAGCATCCTCGTCATCGGAGCGACCAACAGTCGCACCAGCCAATTCCTCTACCTCCTGCTTGATAGAGGTGAAGTTTTCGGACATCCGCTCCACCTTGTCGGAGATGTCCTTCATGGTCTCACCAAACGTAGCCAGTTGACCGGCCAGTGCTTCCGCGCCGGTAGGCGATTCTGCTTCCTCAGCAGACTCGTCAGAGCGGGTAGCCTGCTCGGCCTGAGCCGCGAATGCAGCGGTGACAGCCTCGGTGACCGTATCGGTCACGAGCTTTTCCACCTCAGCGCGGGTAATCGTGTCGGCAACCTCTTCGGTGCTTGCGGCTTCATCGGCAGCAGCAGCGGTTTCGGTACCGGCTTCTTCGGTCGAAGCGTCATCCGTACGGGTGACTTCTTCGGTGGTAGCAGTTTCGTCCGTAGCGGCAGCGGCTGCTGCTTCGTCGGTCTGGTCTGCGGTTTCAGCTTTCTTGGTCATATTCTCAGTCTCCCGAGTAGAGTTTCGATCATTACGCATTTGCGTGATGACGCCAGTTGGTAGAACGTCGATAAGGTTGGTCGCGTACGCCGCGTATTGCGTGCACGCATTGCGGATAAGGCCCTTGCGCTCTTCCAGCGGAAGCTGGCTGTCGAACACAATTGCTTCGAGTACTTCCCGCAATATAGAGATCGCATCCCACGACTTGTTGGTAAATTCAACGTCGGCTACTGCCGAAGCAAAGGACAGGTGCCCCCAGCCAAAGTTACCGTAAGCCTGTTCTACCACTTCGCGTGAAATGCTATCCGGGACATCATCTTCCGCAGCGCGTACGACGAAACCCAGAATACCCGGCATGATCTGAATTTGCTGTTCACCGCCAACAGACTCGTGCCTTGTTACTACCGTGCCGTTGTCGGCAACCGCTACACCGTTAGGCTGGAAGTCCACTTCTTTGTCATCCAGCCATGTCTTAACGTCATCTAGAGTGAAGCTCTTTGCGAACTCCATCCGAACCAGTTTCACGCCACTGACCGCCCCATCGGCGCGTAATGCTTTCTCGTCCAGGCGGACGGTGGCCGCGAACCCATGACCCATATCCAGGACTGTGCCTTCGATGTCTTCCCGCTTGAGACCGTTACGAACCATGTAGAAATTGCCAACGTCATCCTCCATGAGTTCATAGTCGTCGGCCAGACCCATGATGTCGAATATCTCATAGGCTGCTTCACGGGTTATACCTGGAGGAAAGTCAATGCTGAGTAGGGAATCGTCACCACGCGCAGCCGTTACTTCTTCGGCGCTTCGTATGATCTTGAAGCCTGTCTTGTTGGCCGGGTTGGTCACCAAGGACAGGTACTCAGGGCTGGAAAGCTGCATCAGTGAGGCCCTACGCTTCCTCTTTTTCATAGATCGAACCCTCCAGGCTCTTTACGTAGTTGAAGATGTGGCTGTGGCCATACGCTTTGTCTGTGAACGTGTGGTCAGAGATCGTGTGCGTATGGTTGTTTGCCGCAGTAGTTCCACCAAGGAGGGGGCGATCTTCGTCATCGAGGAGCACGTAGAACCCGTGAACGTGACCATCGAAGGGGTCAGGTTCCGTTTCACCGTACATAATGCGCTCATCGGGAACAGTCAACTCGACATCGAACTTTCGTACGTATGCCTCGTATGAGTATCCATTCACATCGCCGCGCAGAACCGCATGCCAGAGTTCGTCGTTATCGACGTGCATGCCGACCACCCACGAACCTGGAATAAAATCAGGGTCATTATCCCGGGCAATAAACGACTCTACGACGGTAACCATATCAGAAAGATCGTCGTTATCGTGATTTACGTCTATACCGAAGCCATTCAGCATGAAGCCGTACGCGAATTCGCGCACCGATTCTCTGGTATGGAAGTCGCCGTAGGTGTTGAGGCTGTCTGGAATCAGGACCTCTGCAAACACCAGCCGCTCGAACCCGAGATCGTCCTTCTTCAGAAACCGAATCTTCGGATCTTCGTCACTTCTTTTAGACGACAGTTGACTCTGACAAACGGCGTACCGTTGATCCGAGTCTGGGTATTCCTCCACCATCTTTGCATCTTTCATGCATCGAGAGAGGAATTCCTTACCGGCCTCTCCCGGGTTAGGTTTTGGTAATGGCATATCGTCTACAGATTTGAAATCGTATTCAGATTAGCAGGAATTGTAGGTATTAGAAATCATGAACGCAAACTTTTGCGTTCAGCCGTTTTCCTTGCCATGCTCGACAGCCTCTTCCCCGACTCCTGTTTCACCATCCTTTTCACGATCTTTGATATCTGTATCTTTCGACCCCTGCATATCCGGATCGTCCCCTTCCCCGGTCTGCTGGGTGGCCCCCATAACCTTCTGCGACAACGGCATTGGCATATCCATCCACTCTTCCCAGCCCTCGGTGTTCGGCTCAGGATACTGCGGCAATGAGAGCTGTAGGGTCTCGTTCACCATGTCAATGGACGAACGCGGGGTCACGCCGCCCATGACGTTAACCGCAGTCAGCGTACGGACAATCTGATCCGGATTGGTGACGGTTGGGCCTTTGGATTCGAGTTTACAGGTTTTGAGGTTCAGTCCATTGGGGTGGTTTACCAAGTTCTTGTTCAGGAACTCATCATGCCCCATACGCTCTGGCAGGTAGACCTGCGTCTCAGAGATATAGGCGGAGACTTGCGCTGAGGCGAAGGTAGTGTTCTCGCTCATGCCCACCGCGACCGGGGGTAGGCGGAAGGAAGAACGGATCTTGGCTATGTTCGCGTCATCGTAGTCTGAGAACAGTCCGTCGCTTTGGCGGGCATCGGTGAGCTTGTCCACCTTGAGTGAAATCGACCCCTTCTCTTCCAGACCAGATGATTCGGGTATCGCTTCAACCAGGATAATCTGATTTTGCCGGTCTTTACCGACTCCTTTGGCAGCAAGCAGTTTGTTGAGCTTTTCATACGACTCCCGGGTCAAGCGACCGCCCGCGACCGAAATCATCATGGGCGGTACGGTGTTGTCCTCGAAGTAGCGCAGATTCACCTCCTCCGCTTCCCGGCTACCAAATATAGATGGCAGTTGTGCTATCCAGCGTGGCACGCCGTATCCGTCCTCGGAGCGCTGGCGGCGGTGCATGACCTCTGTTGCTCTATTCTTTGCGGCGATGCGGCCCTGCCTTGCGTACTCGCCGGTCCTGTAATCCATGTCTCTGGGGTCGCCCATCTCCTTGAAGTAGACCTTGGTGGTGCCAATCACTTGGACATACTTACGAAAGCGCCGACGCTCTATCACGGTCGAACGCTTGCCGCCCCGGTACACGTCCTTCCGGACGGTGACCAGCGTTTCGTCTTTCTTGGTCAGACGGGTGTTGAACGATGGGAGGTTCTTGATCAGTGAGACCTCGCCCTTCTGGTTGCGAATGACCTCGTAGAAGCCGAAACCATAGTGCTCATAGTCATCCACCGTGCTGGAGTGCACGGTAGACAAGGATTCTTCTGTGTTGGCGCTGGCGCAAAACGACTTCAGCAGCTCTTCTTCGTCAGAATCTATCGTGGCCCCTTCGGCAATAGGCGCAATGCGAAAGCCGTACTTGGCGATGTTCGTGACCATCGCTTCGATACACTGGGGCAGGATGTTGGACTGTTCGCGGATCGTGGCCAGCACGTCCATGGGATAGGGGGTCTGGAGGACTTTCTCGGCAATGACCGCATCCTGGAAGGTGTCTTCCGGGCGAACCTGCCGACTGGTGTCGTTACGCGCTGCCTTGCCCTCGATAACCCGAAACTCTACTGCGGCTGTCTGAGAGCTTCCGCTATCTGCTGCGTTACTGGGTCCTGGCATGTTGTGGCCTCTTCGGTTAACGGTTTGCGGCTCGCGTACACGAACCCTTGGTCAATAAGCACCTTGTTCAGGCAGGATAACTTACCGTCATCCTCTATGAAAAGTGTCACCAGCCAACTGTTTCTGCGCTCACCATGAACCTCAATATAGCAGCGCCTGCTCTTCACCAAGGCTTTCACGTAATCTCGGACCTGCCCAGCTTCTGTGCTGGCGTCTGCCCGGTAGGCATCAGGGGTGTCTACTCCACAGAGTCGAGAGCGCACTTTCTTGAACAAACCATCTATCCCGAGATCGACCAAAAGTATCAGATCGTCTCCTGAATGGACCTCTTTAACTTCAGCAAAGTATTTTCTGTTTTGCATGCAGGCGCTACGTTTAGACGGTTGATCGTCAAACATATTACCTCATGATTGGGGATGTGCAAAAAAAGAAGCCCCCGGAGGGGGGGCTAAAGGGTATCGAACGCTAGTCGATATTCAGAGGATGTCAGATTTCTCGTTCCAAATCCAGCTTGGCTTTTCCGGGGTGCGCCAAAGCAGAATGCGGCGCGACTTGTCCAGGTAGGAACAGAGGACATCGTACTCCTGGAACTTGGCGTTCCAGTACACAGTGATGTAGGCAGGCTTGTGCGGTCCAATACCCAGAGGCATCAGGGAGCCGACAGAGTGTAGAAAGTTAGGGTGGTACTTGATGTAGCAATAGGTCTTGCCGCCATCAACCACGACAACGGTACCGGACAGCCAGCCTTTCTGCGGTGCCCGCGCTGCGCGGATGTCAAACAGCTTCTTTTCATTCTGCCAGTGGGGCCGCAGGGCGTTGCGCTTCTTGCGGCTGGACCCGGCAAAATACCCGCGCTGTACTACGTTGCTCGGTGTGACGGCAGCGGTGTCAGAGATACAGCTACTCATTCTAGGTCCTCGTCCAATAGGTCTCCCAGATCGTAATTATCTACATCTTTTGCCAGTTGGTCCAGCCACTCTGGAGAACCCAAAGCGCTAATCACTGTCTTCTCCATTTCGCCTATGTCTATATCGGAGGCAAACCTTATGCTGTCCAGGTACATCTTGACATTGGATAGGCTGTTCATATGATCATAACTGGAGTCTTTGATCAGATCTTCCAGGACGGGGTTAAGATGGTTCAATGCGTATCGGATACTTTGCAACGTTTGCTCGATTTGGTAAATGCTGACGATGAGGGGGTTCATCGCCTGCATTACCTTCTTGTCCAGGTAGGACTGTAGCACCTCCACGTCCGGGCGCTTGCGCTTGAGTCGTAGTCTGCGTTCACTCATTTTGAAGACGCCTGCAAATCCACCCAGTTGGTGTGCAGGTACGACATATTATCTTTCGACACAATCGCGCAGTTGGGTAGCGCCATCCGCAAGGTATCCTCATTCACCTTGTGCTGCATGACCCGGATACATGGCACCCGGGAGGGTGAAAATGCCACCATGGCGTCTGCCAGTAGCTTTAACAGCAGCGCCTTGGCTATCTGGTACTCCGAGTCCCCGTCTGGATAGATGTACCAATACAGCGTCTCAATGCTTGTCCTTCTTAGCCTTTTCCCTTTCACGCTTCCCACTTGCTAACTCCTTCAGGTCTAGATGCACCCGTCCGCGTTTCAGTTCCTTTTTGATGATCTTGCCTAGCCCCTTCTCTGGCAGGACTACCGTTATCGCCTCATCGCCTTCAACCTTTTTGCGCTTGCTCAGCATGGTGACCTCTGGTGGGCACCCGCGTGACTTGATCCTGAGTGAACCGGTCTTCTACATGTGCCCACGTCAGATAGTTTACAGCATCCCACGCCGCACCAGACGATACCCCGTACAGTCTCGACAAACACCGCGAGTCGATATGCTTCACCCAGAACAGGTAGCGCATGGCCCGCACCTTGGCGACGGTCAGTTTGGCGCAATGATGGTCTTCTCCTCTATTGGGCATGGGGTATCCTCGCATATAGGATTCGCTTGTTCATTGGTCTGCGATCAGCAAAAGAAGTTTTTTGTTCTCCTCTTCCAGTGCCTCAATCCGCCCGAACAGCATCAATATTGCGGTCGTCAGTTGGTGGAAATAGACATCAGACATCGCGCCTTCTTCCTCCCCTTCTGTCAGTTCACGGGCCAGCAGAGACATCAAAGATCTCTCAGGTTCCCGCAAGTTGTCGGAATACTCAGCCAACTGACGCATCAACTTTTCTTGAAACTTGGCATGTCCCAGTAGGGTTACGTTGCTCATTGTGGGTGCCTCTCACTAAACGAATCAGCCCAGCGCCAGAATACGTCGTTGGACTCCTCCGCCTCCATCCCGAACTCGCGCCGCAGATAAGTAGGAGCAGCAAGCATGTTGGTTTCCCCACTCGACCGCAGCTTGTCCAGATACTCGAAATATTCTCTATCTTCGTCGTTCATCACCCGCTCCTGCGCTTGAGTTCACGGGCGGCTTCCAGCTGGTCGCGCCAGTCCAGATACTGGGCGTACCGCTCGGCCTTGTATGCCGCCTCCCCCAGAGGAGTGATTTTGACTGCCCCTTTGGCCAAGACCTTGAGCGCTTGCTTGCGAGTCGCACTCGCCAGAGAAATCAGATTGATGCTCTTTGCCCGCACCGTTTCCCCCTTCTCCTCCGCCGCCTTGATCTGCGTCAGTAGGGTTATTTGAGGTTTTGTCAGATACATTTTGTTCACCCTTTACCGTGTAAATCGTATCACCCACTACCCAGTCAGTAGGCCCCACCCACATCTGCTTTATTCGCATCGGGATGCCGTACTTTGGGTGGTTCTTGAACCGTGGATCTCTCAAGGTGCGCCAATGCGCCCGTCGATTATGTCCACGCACCTTGCGCCCAGACTCCCCGGGCGCGTGTTCTCCTTTACTGGATACGCTGTGCGGCGCGTCCAGGTAGATGTAGTGGGGCATGTCGCCCCGCGTCCATGGCTTCTTGTTGCCTTTTGCAGTCGTCTTCAAATCCTGCTTGGTAGGCTTCTTCCGCGCCTCCA